AGATCCATCTAAAATGGTAAAACGTCAGCAGAAACCACAAGGTAGCAACTCATCTGGATTTAAGGAAGACGCATTGACTTCTATGTTAAAAATTGCAGGGCTTAGATAAAACGGTAAAAATAAATCAAAAAATATCATTATTTCTCTTGCAAGACTAAATAAAAACGCATACAATACACCGTATGCGTTTTTTGTTTTAGTGGGTACTAGAACAAACTAAAGGCAAATATAGGCTAACAATAGGAGATAACCATGGCAACTTTAGCTGAAATCAGAGCGAAATTAAAAGAGCAAGAAACCCGCAGCAGCGGCGAATCAAAAGGCGGAGACAATTCAATTTATCCGTTCTGGAACTTAAAAGAGGGTTCCGAATCCACAGTACGCTTCCTTCCAGATGGTAATAAAGACAATACCTTTTTCTGGGTAGAACGTTCTATGATCAAACTTCCTTTCGCAGGAGTCAAGGGTCAAACAGAAAGCAAACAAGTTACAGTCAACGTTCCATGTATGGAAATGTATGGCGAAACTTGTCCTATCCTTAGTGAAGTGCGTGGCTGGTTCAAAGATCCAAGTCTCGAAGACCAAGGCCGTAAATACTGGAAGAAACGTAGTTACATTTTCCAAGGCTTTGTGGTAGAAGATGGTCTGAAAGAAGACAGTCAACCAGAAAATCCAATCCGTAGATTTATTATCGGTCCACAGATTTTTCAACTAATCCGTGCTGCTTTGTTAGATCCAGAGATGGACGATCTGCCAACAGATGCCGTCAACGGTGTTGATTTTAAACTAATCAAAACTAGCAAGGGCGGTTACGCAGATTATAGCACTAGTAAATGGAGTCGTCGTAGTCGTCCATTAGATGACAAAGAAGCGGCAGCATTAGAAGCACATGGTCTTTTTGATTTAAAGGACTATTTGCCTAAAAAACCTAGCGACGTAGAAGTCAAAGTTATTAAAGAAATGTTCGAAGCTAGTGTAGATGGTGAGCTATTTGATATGGAACGTTGGGGACAGTATTTTAAACCAGCAGGAATGAATCAAGTTACTGGCGATCCTAATACAACTAAGACAGTGGCCAAGGCATCCGACGACGAAAGTTTCGATGAACCAGCCCCATCAAAACAAGAATCTTCCACCGCTTCATCTACATCAAGTAGTAAAGCAGAAGATATTCTTGCTATGATTCGCAACCGTCAGAAGTAATTAGATATAAGTAGAGTGTTGTTACTCTACTTAATAATTATGGATTGGAAAAGAATCGAGGAGGCGCAATGGAAATTGCGCCAACATCCCTTAACAGCTAGACAAAGTATTGGTTGCCTTGAAGATTTAAAGGTCTTCATGGAAAACCATGTCTACGCTGTTTGGGATTTCATGTGTCTAACTAAAGAGCTTCAGAAATATCTTGCTCCTAGTGGTAGCCCATGGATTCCTATATACTCAGCTTCGTCCCGCAGATGGGTAAATGAAATTGTATTAGGCGAAGAGAGTGATATTACATTTGACGGCAAAGGACATCTAAGTCACTTTGAGTCATACCTAGAAGCAATGAAAGAAATAGGTATAGATACTGAATGGATTCGTAACTGGCCTATGTTAGTTCAAGCTATAGGATGGAGTAATGCTCTACAGCATCCACGAGTTCCTAAGCCAGCAAAATTTTTTATGACTCAGACTAAGAGTTTCATAGACACAGGTAAACCTTGGATTATTTGTTCAGCATTAGCGTTAGGTCGAGAAGATTTATTGCCTGATCAATTTAGTTCTGTATTAAATCAATTAACATCAGTAGAAATTCCTACAGAGATTTTTAAATGGTATCTAGCTAGACATGTAGAAATTGATAGTAACGAACACGGCCCTGCTTCTAGAAAATTATTAGATGAGTTGTGTGAACAAGATCCTATCCGGGAACAAGAAGCAACAGAAGCAGCGTTATCAGCTATTAAAGCAAGAGAAAAATACTGGGATTTAATTATTCAATTAAATTATACCACATAATGGCAAATGTAATTCTTTACAGTCAAATAGGGCATCGTCCTTTTATATGGAGACCAATAGCTTGTTACACTTTAGCTAGATGGTTAGAAGATCATGGCTATACTTGTCAAGTCATAGAATTTACACATCTTTTCAGTCCTAGAGAACTTGTTGAATATACAGAAATGTTTATAGATAAAGATACTCTTTTAATAGGTGTTAGCAGTACTATGTGGACTAATTATGATGCTAATCTATTAATGAGACATGCTGCGTCAAATGTTCCAGAAAACATAGATACTGCTATTAAAGAAGTCAAACTAAAATATCCTACAATTAAAAGTGCTATCGGAGGGCCTGGTCAATACGTCGCTGGTACAAAAATATTTGACTTTCATATTGTCGATCACTTTGGCGAAAATAGCCTATTAAAATTATTAGACGAATTAAGCAGCAAAAATTTAACTACAAAATTACAACGTAAAAACTTTTCTATCGAGCATCAACGATTCGTTTACAAAGATCACGATTGTATTTTACCAGGAGAATGTTTACCTATTGAATGGGGCAGGGGATGTATTTTTAAATGCCCTTTTTGTAGAGATCCTAATTTAGGAAAACGTCCAGGTACAGACGAAAAAGATATTAATCTAATGGTTGACGAATTTTTAGAAATGTACGAAAGATTCGGAACTACTAGTTACTATCTTTTAGATGAAACATTTAATGCTAATTTAGAAAGAATAGAAAATTTAGCTAAAGTTTATAACAAACTACCTTTTAAATTAGAATTTTTAAGTTACAATAGAGCAGATTTATTAGATAAGAATCCTCATACACAGGATATATTACATAGTTGCGGACAACGCGGCGCATTATTCGGAATAGAAACATTTCATCCAGATGCTGCCAAGGCCGTAGCCAAACCGTGGAGTTCTAAGCGAGCTAAAGATTTTTTATTAGAACTTCAGGATAAATGGCCACATACACATATTGATTGTCACTTTATAGCTGGACTACCTGGAGAGTCTGAAGAACATCTGTTTGAAACAGCTGAATGGCTTAAACACTCTAATTTAGGATTTTTTTGGTTTATACCTTTGATGCTAAATTATAAAGAACGAAACGGTTTGTGGGAAAGAAATTCATTAAAAGAAGGTGTTACTTGGCCTGATCCTATGTATCATTTAAATTGGGAAAGAGATGAATGGTCATGGATTAGGGCGTACAATGTATCAGCAAAATTGAACAGATTTGTGGACTCTCAATCTCGTATGGGTATGTGGAGTCTTGGACCAATTAACACAGCAGGATTCGAGTTTGACAAGATAGTCAATAAATCTTCAGCAGAAATATTTGATCAAACAGGAGATTTGTATGATCATGAGCAAAGACTTTTTAATGACTATAAAGAATTACTTAAGACACACGCAGGTAGATAATCAATTACTTTGACAGGCAACGATTATTAATTTATTATTATATAAAGGAAAATATTATGGCAAAAGCATTCGACTTAACAAAATTTAGAAAAACATTAACTAAATCCATCGATGGGTTAGGAGTTGGATTTAATGATCCAACAGATTGGGTAAGTACAGGTAACTATGCTCTTAACTATCTAATCAGTGGTGACTTTCATCGAGGTGTGCCGCTCGGTAAAGTAACTGTATTTGCAGGAGAAAGCGGAGCAGGTAAAAGTTACATCTGTTCAGGCAATCTAGTAAGACATGCTCAAGAACAAGGAATCTATGTTGTACTAGTTGACAGCGAAAATGCGTTAGACGAAAAATGGTTAAAAGCATTAGGTGTAGACACTAGTGAAGAAAAACTTCTTAAACTTAATATGGCAATGATCGACGATGTTGCTAAAACAATCAACGAGTTTATGAAAGAATATAAAGCAATGGAAGATCGTCCCAAAGTTTTATTTGTTATCGATAGCTTAGGAATGTTACTTACTCCTACAGATGTTAATCAATTTGAAGCAGGAGACTTAAAAGGTGATATGGGTAGAAAGCCAAAAGCACTTACGGCTCTGGTGCGCAACTGTGTTAATATGTTTGGTAGTGCTAATGTCGGCCTGGTGGCTACTAATCACACATACGCTAGCCAAGACATGTTCGATCCTGACGATAAAATCTCAGGAGGTCAAGGATTCATTTACGCAAGTTCTATCGTGGTTGCCATGAAAAAATTAAAACTAAAAGAAGACGAAGACGGCAATAAAATCAGCGAAGTTCGTGGTATCCGTGCTGCTTGTAAAGTAATGAAAACACGTTATGCCAAGCCTTTTGAAAGTGTACAGGTTAAAATTCCCTATGAAACAGGTATGAATCCTTATAGTGGTCTAGTAGATTTGTCTGAAGCAAAAGGGTTATTAAAGAAAGACGGAAATAGACTGTCATTCACCACAAATGATGGAGAAATTATTAAATATTATCGAAAAGAATGGGAACGTAACGAAGAAGGATGTTTAGATAAAGTAATGTCTGAATTCGTTAACTATAAACCATCTGAAACTGAGGAGCTGGTAGAAAATGAATGAAAATCAAATTGCCGATATCTGGATGCTGTTTAAAGAATATTTAGATAAAAAGACCGTAGATTTAGCAGCTGAAAGATATATTGATTTATTAGCAGACCATGGAGTAAGTGATAAGATAATACAGTCTGCTAGTGGGTTTGACGACGCATTAGATGAAGCAATTTCTTATTATATGGATGAAGAGCCCGATGACGACGAGTATGAAGAAGACAATTGGGACTATGACGATGAAAATTAAAAATGTGGTATTCTAAAGTAAGTAAAGATATATCTTATATTCCAGATGCTGTGGCATATTTTGAAGCCGAATTACAGGTAGCAAAAAATGATAGTCGCATAGCGGGAAATATTGAAAAGGCAGCTGCCAATATGCCTGGCATCGTGGAACAAAGATATTGTCAACTTCAAGAAATTGAAGCTATTCTCGAATACCTAAACATTGAATTGCGCCGATTAAAAAGTCAACATTTTCGTAAATATCTAGAAAACTATCAACGTGCTCTTAGTAGTAGAGACTGCGAAAAGTATGTAGAAGGCGAATCAGATGTGGTTGATTTTGAAAAAATTATCAATGAATTTGCCTTACTTAGAAACAAGTGGTTAGGAATAACCAAAGCCCTGGATA